ATTACAGTTTTATCAATCCAGCTATACTTCTCATCCTTGTACTGACCGATAAATTCATCTCTGTCATCATAATGATGCCCTATTAAATTACGGCGAATATAATCTCTTGTGGCAAGAATTATATCCTTGGAGGCATCGTTGTCTGCTAGAGCCATCATCGCAAGGACATATCCTGCATATAATCCATCCAAATATCCGTCCTGACGAAAATTTGAAATCAGAAGATTATCTGGCAAGCCATTATACCTCTTTGGCACGAAACCTTCCTCAGAGAGTTGTTCAGACCATAACGCAGCTATTTTCTGCTCTGTCTCTGGATTATTGCGTAGTTGCTTAATTATTTCTGGAAGGTCTTTTACTTTACCTTCGAGATAATCAAAAACAGCATCTATAGCTATTTTTACTAATCCCTTTGCTCTGTTGTTGACATCAGCTTTAGCTTCATCAAGCACTCCATCGCCAAAATCCACATTATTATCCATTGGTTACCTCCTCAAATTCCTATTTTATCATTTCGATTAATCTATCCAACAACTTAGGATTTAACTTTTATTTATAATCCACTACAAGTTGTATATTACTAGTACTGATAACAATGAAATCATTAATATAGTTCCTATTGTTGCGATTATATTTATGATTTTCTGTGCCTTAATACTATTTTTCGATATTTTTTCGATTCCTTTATAGATTACTAATCCAATTATTCCACCTAAAGTATTGTTAATGATATCCGTAATATCAGAAGCTCCAACACCCAAAATAAATTGGAATATTTCACATATCAAACTAATTAGGAAAAACAAGAATATCTTTTTCCCAATAGTCCATTTTTTAAATAGAATACCTGAATATATACCGAGTGGTATAAAAATAGCTACATTCATAATGATTTCACGAAAAGCAAGTTTGCCATTTATTACCAAAGACTCATTAAAAGGAATTATATTTATACTTCTCATATACCCTAAATTTGAAAATGGTAAATTAAATTTAAATACTATTATCCAGAATACCGCAATTAAATAAATCACAAATAATACTTTAGTTAACTTGTTTGTTTTACTATTATCTCTCATGTTGTACCTCCAATGTTTTTACAAATTAATATTTAATTATAAAGCGAGTGCATCTAATAGTTGAAATTACTCGGTTATTTTTTCATATCTCTGCTGATTTGATGATGTTTTTTCAATCGCCTTTAACTCGCCATCCATTTGATTTACTAAGTTTAAAAATAATGTTCCAAGTAACAACCGATCCTTCCTCGGTATTCGATTCCACACGTAACCCTTGAATAAATCCTTGAGCAAAAACACTTCACCCTTATTTAGTTTTTCAGTTTCGTTAATAGCTTCATCCAATAGCTTATTCACATCGCTCATATGCCCACTCCTTATTGATAACCTTATCAACAACATTGTTAACCACATTATATAAAGGAACACTATAAAAGTCAACTCAAAAACCGCCAATCAAGAGAACCTATCCTTTAATTGACGGTTTAATATAAGTGTTGTTTCATACTTCAACTTCAATGCCAGATTTAAAGCATATTACAAAGTGATCTTCATACACAGTAACGTTCTGTATTAACTTTCTTACAAGTGCATCATCATATCTTTGGGTACGGTATTTATTGTTGCGGATAAATTCTATCAGCTCGTTGATCCTCTCATTCTCACCACTTAATGATGCATCTTCCACAAGAAGGGTCTGACGTTTTTCACGCAGGTTATCAATCTCATCTGCAAGATATTCATAGTCTTTCCCTTTATTCGCAAGGCTAATTAATTCTTTCTGCTTTTCTTCAAGCATGGTGTTAATCTCTGAAATTTGAAACTCTGTGGTGTCACCGATTACCGCATGGATGTTTTCTTCCAGTGTTTTTATCATGTTATCACCGCCAGCAAGTAATCTGTTAATAGCTGTCATGACTGCATCGTATAATTCACCTTCTTTTACCGTTCGATTTTTACAAGCTTTAGGTCCTTCTTCTATTCTTGTAACACATCGCCAAACAAACTCTTTTCTACCGTGAACATTCCAATAAACTCGTCTGTAAATATCACCACAATCACCGCAGAAGGTTATGGTGCTCAAAGCGTATTTACTGCTATAAATTCTTTTATTCTTGTCTGTGCCTGTGTAAATGTTATTCCGGCGATGAAGCTCTTCCTGTGCTTGTAAAAAGAGTTCTTTTGGAATGATAGCCTCATGGCTATTTTCAACATAATACTGTGGGAGATGACCTTCATTCTTGACTCTTTTCTTTGTAAGAAAATCCACTGTAATAGTTTTCTGCAAAAGGGCATCACCGATGTATTTCTCGTTATTAAGAATCTTCTTTATGGTTTCTGGCCTCCACTTTGGTTTTCCGGCAGCTGTTAAAATACCATCCTTCTCAAGATCCCTACCAATGCCCGCCAGGCTCTTGCCTTCAAGGTATTCTCTATAAATACGTTTAATAATTTCAGCCTCTTCAGGAACTATTATCAAGTTGCCATCTTCATCTTTTGTGTAACCCATAAAACGCTTGTGGTTGACCTGCACCTTGCCTTGTTGGTATCGGTACTGAAGTCCGAGTTTAACGTTTTGTGAAAGACTCTGACTTTCTTGCTGTGCAAGGGATGCCATGATGGTAAGCAATACTTCACCCTTAGCATCCATTGTATTGATGTTCTCTTTCTCAAAAAATACTGCTATGTTCTTTTCCTTGAGTTGTCTAATGTATTTTAGGCAATCTAGAGTATTACGAGCAAATCGGCTAATAGACTTTGTAATAACTAAATCTATCTTACCCTCCATGCACTCGTCTATCATTCGGTTGAACTCTTCACGTTTCTTGGTATTAGTGCCAGATATGCCGTCATCAGCAAATATGCCTGCAAACTCCCATTCATTATTTTTCTTTATAAACTCTGTGTAATGAGCTACCTGCACCTCATAGCTTGAATTTTGCTCTTCTGTTTCTGTAGAAACACGGCAATAGGCAGCGACACGCAGCTTCTTTATTTTTTCTTTTGCAACTGTGTTTCCAAATCTTTTTCGTGCTGGAATTACAGTTATACTTTTTTCAGTCACTTTATCACTCGCTTTCTATCAGATTATATAAGTACTCTGCTCGTGCGATAGGCCCCGCTGGAAGTTTTCCTTCTACTCTTCCCATCTTGAATCGTTCCATAGGAGGGGGAGAGGTAAAAGCTGCGAGTTCCACAATTCTTCCTAAGTCTTTTGCACGTTTATTTCTAACTTCCTCCGCCTTATCAAATGTCTCCTTATCAATGATTTCTGGATATACATCATCTCCGAGATAAAGGACATTTTTCAAGATACGCCCCATTACTGAATGGGTTTTTTCAATACCTGCCTGTTCGCCAGCCACTGTAAGGGAAAGTCCTGATATGTATTTTTCAAAGAACTCCTTTACTTGACCTGCTGCCTTTTCATCGACAGTAACAACTCCATCCGTAATTGTATATCCGTATGGTACATAGGCCATTTATCTCACCACCTTTTCTTTAAGGGAAAGACCGCATTTCAAATTGAATGTCAGCTCATCTCTGGAATTAACAATGATGTTTTCTACAAATTCTTCGAATAATTCTTCTGTGTACTCACCATTAAAATTATCTGCTGCCACGTAATCAATGAGGTCCTTTATCTCGTTTGCTCGCAAAATCCCACTCGTGGAATTTGATACAAGGTTTGTTTTTTCAGTTGAAAGATTTTTCATCTCACTATCTAAAACATTTCGTTCCTGATTAAAAAGAGCTGGCTCCAGGAAACCTTTGGCCATCAGTGTAATAAGGGTGTTGCGTTCTTCCATGAGTTGCTCCATTCGCTTATCAATAGCGTCCATTCTTTCACGGTCGCTTTCTTCATCGATTTGGCTAATTGATTTGAAAAGTGGCTCTAGGATTAGCTTGTTACTGAAAGCAAGCTTATTCATCATGGTTGTAAATGTGGCTTTGATTTCCCCATCTCGCAAGAACAACATGGAACAGCTCTCTTTGTCTTCAATATGACCGATGCAACTCCAAGCAATGTAACTCCTACCAGCTGAGTAGTTTGTCTTTCTCCTAAAATTGCGACCACATTCTCCACAGACGATCTTGCCACTTAAAGCATATCGATTAAGATAAACGTTCTTTTTCACGCCCTTACACTTCATCTTGGCTCTTTCATCAATGAGATCTTGTGCCTTAGCAAAGTCTTCTCTACTTATAATAGGTTCATGATTATCCTTGTAGTAATACTGGTCTTTTTCGCCTGTATTTGGATGGCGATTGTAGTTACTATCTGTGTAGGTCTTTTGTAACAAAACATCTCCCATGTATTTTTCGTTTCGGAGCATGTCTATCACCGTGCCTGCACTCCAGTGATTACCTCGTCTTGCAGGGATTTTGTCTTTGTTCAAACCTCTTGCTATAGTACCTCCACCTTTTCCTGAAAGGCACTCTGCAAAAATACGTTTGATGATTTCTGCTTCTTCTGGGACGATTACCATTTCACCATCTATATTGGTGTAGCCGTAGGGTGGAGTACCAACATAACTGCCATTTTGAAATCTCTTTTGAATGGACCATGTTGAGTTTTGTGAAATAGATGCAGACTCTTCTGCGGCAAATCCTGAAAGAATAGAAAGCATCAGCTCACTTTCCATATCACCCGTATTTAGATTCTCTTTTTCAAAATAAATGTAAACACCGATATCAATCAGCTTTCTTACTAACTCTAGGCAATCTACTGTATTACGAGCAAAGCGGCTGATTGATTTGGTGATAATAAAATCTATCCGACCTTGCTTACAATCTCGTATCATGCGGAGCAGTTCAGTCCGTTTCTCCATCTTGGTGCCGGAGATCCCTTCATCATAATAAAGACCAGCAAACTCCCATTCTGAGTTGGATTTAATATAAGTTTCATAGTGCTCTCGCTGTGCTTTAAGGCTTACAAGCTGTTCATCACTATCTGTTGAAACTCTAGCATAAGCTGCAACTCGAAGCTTAGCTTTAGATAATAGCGGTCTCTCCAATTCATTTATTTTTGTTATCTTTTTCATCATCTCACCTCACTTTCTGTCATTACATATATCACTCAAAAGGCTACTAATAGCAAGGGTTTTAGGACATAATCTTGGCTAGTCGAGGGGAGAATTTCTCTCGGTTTAATGCTGATATTTTGTGTAATTCATCCGCTGTAATTTTGCCTTCTTTATAAAGCATTTTGATAATGCTCTCCGCCATATGAAAGTCATATTCCCTCTGCAAATCTTCTGTTGTCATCTGTTCTGCTTTGCCCTTGATAGTAGGACAACCGTCTTTTACTTCAAAAATGTTCATAGAAAAACACCTCCTACCTGGTAGCCACGGCAGGAGGTGAAATCTGATGGTTTTATTAATCTTTTTGATAAAAGTCACATTCATAGCCATCGGCATCAAGTAGCAGCCCTTTTGCCCAAGGTGGCACTTGACTCATCTGTTTACATACTTCAGTAACCGATATTTGAGGATTAGCTTCAATAATTACTTCATCATGGACATGAGCCACAATACGATAAGTACTAAGCATCTTCATTGAATACATCAAAATATCACGGGATATAGCTTGAACAATATTCTCTACAAACTTAGGTCCGTAACTTTCAAGACGCTCCCATTTCTTTGTTCCACCTACTCCTTCATAGGTAACAGACTCACCACCAAACTGATTCTCACT